GATTTACATAACGGACTTGGCAGTAGTCTCCTTTCCCTAGTTGCTGCTTCCGCGCGCACCGCCAATAAGTTTGGTGTCAGGTGGTGCTCTCGGGTGACATAGGAAGCCGTAGCCGGCGTGGTGTAGTTCGATTAGTCCAGTTGGGAAGCTGCGATTGATCATAATTGCATTACAAAAGCTACCGCCGACCTTGACAATGAGTGGATTTAAGATGAATAGAGTGCACCCCGGTACTCAGGACGTTATGCCGCTGTGGCAAGAATTGTCACCCATTTCGACGAGAATTACAATAGAAGAGCGTATTCCGATGGTGTTGCTGATAGCTTAGTGCTTGGCGACATTATTAGGCGGATCATAAAGGAGTTGAGGCTACCTATTCGTAGGTGTGACCTCCTCCACGTGATTGAGAAAAGTATTAATGAAATACTTTTCATCGATTAGGAGTACGTCTAAATGTTGTAGTAGCGTAAGTGTAGGAAATAGCTTGCTCGTAGAGAGTAAGTTAAAGATATTATGTCGCCAAATTTTCTGGGATTGCCTCTCAACCGGCGTGCACTAGTCATCTCGACCATCCTGTGTGTTGGCGTGGCTAGCGTGGCTGGATGCGGGTTGAGTCTATCCCGGTGAAAGGGCGGCAATGCCGAAAGAAACCACCTCCACGGCTATATAAATTGAGAGGTTTTGGGATTAGCAGCAAGGTAGGATGTCATCAACACAATTCGACAAACCTTGCTGTCTCTGTATATTAACGTGTCCTAACAGTCCGGAAGGAGGAAGGGTAAGTCGAAACTACCCCCCCTACCGAGACCTTTTACCGTTCAAAGTTCTAGCCATTCGTTGATGAGCTAAAGCGTTATAGTTTCACAACACCCCCCGTTGGCAGGCTTGTATTTTGTGAGAGATACAAGTTCAACGGCAGGCGTTATCGTAACTATTTACGTGCAGTAGCAAACCTGGAACAGATGGAAAGAGCCGGAAAGGTCGATTTACAACGGTTGTCCCGCCTTAGTAATTTCGTAAAGGTCGAGAAAGTGTTAGGAGACAAACTCGCCAAGGCACCGCGGAACATTAGCCCCAGAACTCCCGAGTTTAATGTCCTTTTGGGATGTTATATAGCTCATTTGGAGAAGGCAATGTTTCGTATTCTTGAGCGTGTATGTGGTTTCCCAGTTGTATTTAAAGGTATGAACGCATTAAAGCAAGGAGAGGTGATGAGACACCATTGGGAGCAGTTTGTTGATCCAATAGCCATTGATTTGGACGCTAGTAGGTTTGACTAGCATCAACATGTCGCCTCCCTTAAAGTCGAACACTAACAATGGTTGCGAATGGTGCCAAAATAGCATAGGCATGAATTGAAGCAGTTGTTAGATTGTTAGCTCCTAAACAGGGGGTCTGCAGTTTTTCCTTAGGAAGGGCTGCGGGTCAAATACGAAGTCGAAGGTACACGCGCATCCGGCGATATGAACACATCCAGCGGTAATTGTTTTACAATGGTTGGACTGATATATTCATATATGCATAACAGATGCAAGTGGAGGTTGGCCAACAATGGCGATGATTGCGTTCTAATTATTGAACGCAAAGACCTACCTCTTATCAGCGACCTAGTATCCTGGTTTGATGCTATGGGATATACTATGGAATCGGAAGGTGTGGTCGATTGGTTCGAACACATAAATTTTTGCCAGACTAAACCAGTGTGGACTCCTAATGGGTACAAGATGGTGCGTAACCCCGCATCAGCAATCCCCAAGGATATACATAGCCGGTGTGATTTATCACGACGCGATGTATTTGACTTGTGGTGCTCTTGTGTCCATAAAGGGGGCCTCGCTTTGGCAGGGGACATTCCAGTGTATAGCTCTTTTTATTAAGCCTTTCCAAACACATACAGCTCCGCACACGATTAGGAAATCGCTCCAACGATTGAATCTGGGTTTTACATGCTTTCCAAAGGATTAACCCACACTGCTACCGATGTACATCCCCGGACTAGGTACAGCTTTTGGAAGGCATTTGGTATCACCCCGTTGGAGTAGACGGTACTTGAGGACCATTTTAGCA